TGAATTCGGTTCAGGGAGCACTGTCGTCATCCTGAGGCCCGTCACGCTGCGCGCGACGCCTCGAAGGATGGCCGAGGACCGCCCGCATCCTTCGCGGCTCGCGGAGCCTGCCATCGGGCCGGCGGAGCCGGACCCGTTGGCTCGCACCTGAGGATGACGGGCTTCTCGAACGCCTGGAGATCATCACATGACCTCAGCCAATCTGGCGCTGCGCGCCGCGATCCACCACGCGCTCGCCGCCGACGGCGGCCTTGCCGCGGTGCTGGGCGGCAGCCGCGTCTACGACGCGCCGCCGCGCGGCGCCGCCTTTCCCTATGTCACGCTGGGCGAGGCCCGCATCAGCGACATCTCGGCCGATGACGGCCCGACCCAGGAGCATCTCGTGACGCTGCACGCCTGGTCGCGGCAGGGCGGCCACAAGGAGGCGCATGCCATCGCCGGCGCGCTGCTGCAGGCGCTCGACGATGCGCCGCTCGCGCCCAGCGGCCACCGCCTCGTCAATCTGCGCTTTTCGGTCGCCGACATCCGGCGCGAGAACGATGGCCGCACCTATCACGCGATCGTCCGCTTCCGCGCCGTCACTGAACCCGTCGTCCAGAGTTGACGCGTCGTGTTCACGCGCACCGGTATCCGCTTCGCTTGAAAACGCCATGAATGGAAGGAGAACGAGCCGATGGGCGCGCAAAAGGGCAAGGACCTGCTGGTGAAGATGCATGACGGAACGGGCTACGTCACCGTCGCCGGGCTCCGCAGCCGCAAGATCGCATTCAATGCCGAGCTGGTGGACGTCACCCACGCCGAGTCGGCCGACCACTGGCGCGAGCTGCTCGCCGGCGCCGGCGTCAAGCGCGCCGCGATCTCCGGGCGCGGCCTGTTCAAGGACGCCGCCTCCGACGCGCTGGTGCGGCAGGCCTTCTTCGATGGTGCGATCAATGCCTGCCAGGTGATCGTGCCCGATTTCGGCACCATCGCCGGGGCGTTCCAGATCTCGGCGCTGGAATTTTCCGGCGAGCACAACGGCGAGGTGACGTTCGACATCTCGCTGGAATCCGCCGGCGCGCTGACCTTCGCGGCGTCGTGAGGAGAGCAGGATGCCCAATCATTATCGCGGCGAGATCGAGGCCGAGCTCGGCGGACGCCGCCGCGTGCTGGTGCTGACGCTGGGCGCGCTGGCCGAGCTCGAGGCGACCTTCGGCGCCGATGATCTCGCGGCGCTGGCGGAGCGCTTCGGCTCCGGCCGCATGCGCGCGCGCGACCTCGTCCGTATCATCGCCGCGGGCCTGCGCGGCGCCGGGGAGGCGGTGAGCGACGACGATGTCGCCGCGATGCAGACCGACGGCGGCGTCACCGGCTACGTGCGGATCGCGGCTGCGCTGATCGCGGCGACCTTCGGCGATGCCGCCGAAGAGGCGGCGCGATGACGCCGTTTCCCTGGCGCGAGGCGATCGGCTTCGGGCTCGGCGTGCTGCGCCTGCCGCCCGATGCCTTCTGGCGCATGACGCCGCGCGAACTGGCGCTGGCGATCCGCGCGGTGCGCGGCCCGGTGACGCCGCCGCTCGCGCGCCGCGAGCTCGATGAGCTGATGGCGCGCTTTCCCGACCGCACAACGGAGGCAATGACCAATGGCCGATGACACCGACCTGCTCGACACCGCCGGCACGCTGGACAGCCTGACGCTGAAGACGCGCGACCTCTCCAGCAGCGCCAACAGCTTCGCCCGCGCGATGACGTCGGCATTCTCCTCGTCGGTCACCGGCGGCAGGCAGTTCGACGATGTGCTGAAGTCGCTGGCGCTGCGGCTGTCCGATCTCGCGGTGAAGCTTGCGTTCAAGCCGATCACCAGCGCGCTCGGCAGCGGCCTCGAGAGCCTGCTCGGCGGGCTCACCGGCGCCGGCTCGTCGGCGTCTTCCGCGTCGGTCGCGGCAGCCGCGGGCGCGGTCAAGCCGTTCGCGTCGGGCGGCGTGATCGGCACGCCGACCTATTTTCCGATGCTCGGCGGCGGCGTCGGGCTCGCCGGCGAGGCGGGGCCTGAGGCCATCATGCCGCTGAAGCGCGGTCCCGACGGCCGCCTCGGCGTCAGCGGCGCAGGCGGCGGCAACACCATCACGGTGCAGATCGCAACGCCCGACCTCGACAGCTTCCGCCGCTCGGAAAGCTACATCACCGGCCAGATCGCCCGCGCCGTCGCGCGCGGCCAGCGCAGCTTGTGATCCGGAGCCGTCACAGACGCAAACATCGCGATGGCTCCGGCTCTGCGGTGCGTCGTGAAGAACGCCGCACCACGTCCGGAGCGCAGTATGTTGCTGGATAGATCGCCATGACCGCTTTTCACGAAGTGCTGTTTCCGCTCGACATCGCGCTCAGGAGTGCGGGCGGGCCGGAGCGGCGCACCGACATCGTCTCGTTCGGCTCGGGCCGCGAGGAGCGCAATGCGCGCTGGGCGCATTCGCGGCGACGCTTCGATGCCGGCTACGGCGTCAAGACGCTGGACGCGCTGCGGAGCGTGGTGGCCTTCTTCGAGGAACGGCGCGGGCGGCTGCACGGCTTCCGCTGGCGCGACCGGCTCGATTGCAGCTCGGCGGCGGGCGGCGATGCCGTGTCGCCGCTCGACCAGGGCATCGGCCTCGGCGACGGCACGACCGCGACGTTTGCGCTGGTGAAGACCTATGGCAGCGCGCATGCGCCCTATCAGCGGCAGATTGCCAAGCCGGTGGCGGGCAGCGTCCGCGTCGCGGTGGATCACGCCGAAGTGGCGGAGGGTGTCGCCTTCACCTGCGACGTCACGACGGGGCTGGTGACGTTCCTGCCGGGCCACATTCCCGGCCCAGGCGCCGCCGTCACCGCCGGCTTTCTGTTCGACGTGCCGGTGCGCTTCGATACCGACTATCTCGAGGTCGACCTGTCGGCTTTCGCCGCCGGAGCGATTCCGAAAATTCCGCTGGTGGAGATCAGGCCATGAGGAGCATTCCCTCCGCGCTGCAGGCGAAGCTCGACAGCGGCGTCACCACGCTGGCGCATTGCTGGGTGCTGAGGCGCCGCGACGGCGCGGTGCAGGGCTTCACCGACCACGACGAGGACATCGTGCTCGACGGCGTCACCTGCCGCGCCGGTACCGGCTTCACCGCGTCGGAGGCGACCAGCCGGTTCGATCTCTCGGTCGCCAATGTGGAGATATCCGGCGCGCTGGCGGACGCCTCGCTCAGCGAAGCGGATCTCGCCGCCGGCCGCTACGACGCCGCCGAGGTGGCGACCTGGCTGGTGGACTGGCGCGAGCCGTCGCTGCGGCTTCTGACCGCGCGCGGCACTCTCGGCGAGGTCCGGCGCGAAGGGGCGGCCTTCACCGCCGAGCTGCGCGGCATCGCCGATCTCCTGTCGCAGGAGAGCGGGCGGTTCTATAACGCGCGGTGCAACGCCGATCTCGGCGACAGCCGCTGCCGCGTCGATCTGGCGGCGGCGGCGCTGCGCGGCAGCGGCACGGTCGGCGCCGTCACCGGCGCCTCGATGTTCGTGGCCACGGGTCTCTCCGGCGTCGCCGCGGATGTCTTCAGCGCCGGCCGGCTGACCTGGAGCAGCGGCGCCAATGCCGGTCTCGCGGTCGAGGTCAAGCAGCACCGCGTCGCCGGCGGGCAGGCGGTGCTGTCGCTGTGGCAGGCGATGCCGGAGCCGCTCGCCGCCGGCGATGCCTTCGTGGTCACCGCCGGCTGCGACAAGCGCTTCGCCACCTGCCGCGACCGCTTCGCCAACGCGCTCAATTTCCGCGGCTTCCCGCACATCCCGGGCAACGACTTCGTCATCAGCTATCCGACGCCGGGCAGCGGCAGCACCACGGTGGGATGAGCCGCCCGGACGTCTTGGAGGCGAGCGCCTTCATCCTTCGAGGGCGCTGACCGGAAAATAACATCGCATCGTCGGCGAGAGGTGACGGGGTGCGCCGTCACCCTGAGGCTGCCGCTGCTTCAGCGGCCCTCGAAGGGCGACGGCGCTGTCCCGCGCCATCCTTCGAGGGCGATGCAAGGGCATCGCCGCCTCAGGATGACGCTGCGAGGCTCGGGCTGCGCGCTCCCGCCTCAGGATGACGGCCTTCGTGCTATTTCGCGCGCCCAGCCGATTGTCCGGTCAGACACTCAGGACGACGGCAATCGGTTCGGTTTGAACGAGGCTCCGGCAAACGAAAGCACAGCAATGTCCCACTCGCTCACCCGCGCGGCGATCGTCGCCGAGGCGCGGCAATGGCTCGGCACGCCCTATCGCCACCAGGCTTCGGTCAAAGGCGTCGGCTGCGACTGCCTCGGCCTCGTCCGCGGCGTCTGGCGCGCGCTGATCGGCGACGAGCCGGAGGCGCCGCCACCCTATGCCGCCGACTGGGCCGAGGCCCGCGGCGAGGAGGCGCTCGCCGCGGCGGCGCTGCGCCATCTCGTGCCGGTCGCGGGTGATGCGTTCGGCGAAGCCGACCTGCTGCTGTTCCGCTGGCGCGCCGGCTTCGTCGCCAAGCACTGCGCCATCGCCACCGCCGACGGCACGATGATCCACGCCCATGACGGTGCCGCCGTCTGCGAGGTGACGCTGACGCCGTGGTGGCGCCGCCGCCTCGCTTATGCGTTTCGCTTTCCGGGAGTGTCGGACTGATGGCTGCGCTCGTCCTTTCCGTTGCCGGCGGCGCCGCCGGCGCGCTGTTCGGACCGATCGGCGCGATCGCCGGGCGGATCGCCGGCGCGCTGGTCGGCAACATGGTGGACCGCGCGGTGTTCGGCGGCGGCAACCAGACCGCCACCGGCCCGCGGCTCGCCGATCTCGATGTCATGGCCTCCACCGAGGGCGCGCCGATCCCGCGCGTCTACGGCCGCGCGCGGCTGTCTGGCCAGGTGATCTGGGCGCGGCCGCTGGAGGAGGTGGTCTCCACCGATACGACCTCGTCCGGCGGCAAGGGCGGGATGTTCAGCGGCCCGAGCACGACGACCACCACCTACACTTATTTCGCCAGCTTCGCGGTCGGCCTGTGCGAGGGCGAGATCGGCCGCGTCGCCCGCATCTGGGCCGACGGCAAGCTGCTCGATACCAACGGGCTCACCATCCGCGTGCATCGCGGCAGTGACGACCAGCCCGCCGACGACCTCATCGTCGCCCATGAGGGCGCGGGGCAGGCGCCGGCCTATCGCGGCACCGCCTATGTGGTGTTCGAGCGCCTGCCGCTGAAGGATTTCGGCAACCGCATCCCGCAGCTCTCGTTCGAGATCGTGCGCCCGATCGGCCGGCTCGAGCGGATGGTGCGCGCGGTGACGCTGATCCCCGGCACCACCGAGTTCGGCTACGAGCCGTCGGCGGTGGCGCGGCTGCTGGGGCCGGGCGAGTCGGTGACCGAGAACCGCCATGCTGCCCATGCCGTCTCCGATGTCGAGGCTGCGCTCGACGATCTGCAGGGCGTCTGCCCCCGTCTCGAGCGCGTCGCGGTGGTGGTGGCGTGGTTCGGCAGCGATCTGCGCGCCGGCCACTGCACGGTGCGGCCCGGCGTCGAGAACACCGTGAAGAGCACCAGCGGCGGCGCCTGGGCGGTGGACGGCGCGACGCGCGCCACCGCTTATGTGGTGTCGCAGGTTGATGGCCGGCCGGCCTATGGCGGCACGCCGTCCGACGACAGCGTCGCTCATCTGATCACCGAGCTGAAAGCGCGCGGCCTCAAGGTCACGCTCTATCCGTTCGTGATGATGGACATCCCGGCCGGCAACACGCTGCCCGATCCGTGGAGCGGCGCGGCGGGTCAGCCGCCTTATCCCTGGCGCGGCCGCATCACCTGCGATCCGGCGCCGGCACAGCCCGGCTCGCCGCAGGGGACCGCCGCCGCGGCGACGCAGGTGGCGCAGTTCTTCAGCGGCGGCGAATGGAATTACCGGCGCATGGTGCTGCACTATGCCCGTCTCGCAGCGGAAGCCGGCGGCGTCGATGCGTTCCTGATCGGCTCCGAACTGAAAGCGCTGACGCGGGTGCGCGCCGGCGGCGGCCTCTATCCCGCCGTCGATGCGCTGGTCGCGCTCGCCGCCGACGTGAAGGCCCTGGTCGGGCCCGATACCATCGTGAGCTACGCCGCCGACTGGACCGAATATGGCGCCGACGTCGTCGATGCCGACGCGCGCGAGGTGCGCTTTCCGCTCGATCCGCTGTGGGCTTCGCCCGCGATCGATGCGGTCGGGATCGACTATTACGCGCCGCTCGCCGACTGGCGCGACGAGGCGCAGCATCTCGATTCCGCGCTCGCCACATCGACCTACGACCTCGATTACCTGGCGCGCAATGTCCGCGCGGGAGAGGGCTACGACTGGTACTATCCCGATGCGGGCGCCCGCGCCGCGCAGGCGCGCGCGCCGATCACCGACGGACTCGGCAAGCCCTGGACTTTCCGCGTCAAGGATCTCTGGAACTGGTGGTCGCGCGTGCATGTCGAGCGGGTCGGCGGCGCCGAGCTGCCGGTGCCGACGGCATGGGTGCCGCGGAGCAAGCCGATCTGGATCACCGAGGTCGGCTGCCCGGCGGTGGACAAGGGCGCGAACCAGCCGAGCGTGTTTCCCGATCCGAAATCGTCGGAGAACTTCACGCCGTATTTCTCCAGCGGCCAGCGCGACGACCTGATGCAGCGGCGCTATCTCGAAGCCTTTCTCGGCGCCTTCGATCCGGCCTTCGGTGCCGATGACGATCTCAATCCGCGCTCGCCGGTCTATGGCGGCCGCATGGTCGAGGTCTCCGCCATCCATCTGTGGACCTGGGATGCGCGGCCCTATCCGCTGTTTCCCGCCGCCGAGGAGGTGTGGAGCGACGGGCCGAACTGGCAGACCGGCCACTGGCTCAGCGGACGGCTCGGCGGCGCGCCGCTCGACGCCCTGGTCGGGGCGCTGCTCGCCGATTCCGGCGTCGCGGGTGCCGACGTCTCGGCGTTGTGCGAGATCTGCGAGGGCTATGTCGTGGACCGGGCGATGGCGCCGCGCGCGATGATCGAGCCGCTGGCGCAGGCCTATGCCTTTTCCGCCAGCGCCGCCGATGGCACGCTGCGCTTCCTGCCGCGTGG